ACGTTACTCGATGCTTTTAGTTGGCTTACGAGGAAGCAATCTGCCGACTGAAGAAGAAAAGTTTGTATTAACCAATTTTGTTAAATCTAATTTTGCTAATAATACTTGCGAGGAAATAAAACTTGCTTTTGAAATGGCAGTTGCTGGGAAGTTAAATTTGGATTCTAAATGCTATGAGAATTTTTCTTGTGAATACTTTGGTAGAATTATGAGTGCTTACCTTGAGTATGCAAGACAAGAGATTAAAAACTTACCTAAATTAATTGAGCCAGGTAAAGAAAAGCCAAGTGACCAAGAATTAAAGAAGCAAGCAATTGAAACGGCTAACGAGTATGCTAATCAGATAAGGTACTGCGAAAAGAACGATAAGAAATTTACGTTTATCGCTGGAGGCTTATCAATTCTATTTGATTACTTAGAGCAATTTAAGATTCCTACAATATCAAAAGAAGAACGAATCGAACTTTGGAATAAATATTCTAACATTCAGGACATTGAAGAAAGAAAATTACATTGCAAAACTCAAGGGTATATTAAATTTGTCAATAGTTTAGTTACATTTGATTGTCATATTGATAATGATGGAACTATAAAACCAAACGAAAAATGAAAAGAAAACTAATTTACGGCACTGCGCTGGCATTTATTTGCTATGCTTATTATTATGCGCTAAAAAATAATCAGACAATACAAAAAAATAATGAGCCAAAGTGGGTATTCGGGATTTCCGAATCTGAGGATATTTACACTGACACAATTGATTTACGGTTATACACAAGTCACGGTAGATTAAAATATAACGTTAAAGATAATTGACAATTAGCAGTAAAATGTAAAATATGTTTAATGTTATTGTTGGTAAAATCCGACATTAAATTAGAAAATGTCACATAGTGAGGGATATATCCGACAAATTATGTCACAAAGTAAATCTATAACTTGACAAATTTAAAAAAAAGTAAATCTATAACTTGTAAATGAGAAACGAACACGAGCATAAACTCCAGGTAGCAATTTGCAAATGGTTAGAATGGACACAAGACTTTTACTATTATGCAATTCCGAACGGAGGCGCAAGGCATAGACTGGTTGCAATTAAATTAAAAATGGAAGGCGCAAAGGCTGGAGTGGCTGATATGTTTTGGATGGTTTCAAATAAGAAATGGAAAGGTTTATTTGTTGAAGTTAAGATTGATAAGGGGACTCAGCAACCAAACCAAAAAGCATTTGAGCAAATTGCCATTAATCACGGGTATTATTATGCGATAGTAAGGTCAATTGAAGACTGCGAGAGTTTGATTCGAAGATTTAGATTAGATGAGATTTGAAGGATAATCATTTAAATGCAATCAAATGGATTACAATGAGAATACAACGACCTACGATTCAAGTAGTTATCGACTGCGCAACGTATCAAGATTTAAATTATAGCCTTGAAATAAACCTAAATCGAATCAAAATGGAAAGCGGTGCATCGTACCCAGCATATCGACAAACAAAAAAAATTAAGGATTATTTGGAAAAGCACAAACTTTAATGTAAACTTTGCACATGGAAAAGATTAATTATCAAGGAGTTATCAAAGAAGAGGTCAATCATCCTGAGCATTATCAGGGGAATGGCATTGAGGTCATTGACATAATTGATGCATTCGACCTTAATTTTAATCTTGGCAATTCAATTAAGTACATACTGCGAGCTGACAAGAAAGGATTTAAAAAGAAAGATTTGAGTAAAGCGGTTTGGTATTTAAATCGGGAACTCGAAAAGTGGAAAGGTTAATTTGGGAAGCCATTGCGGTAGGAATTATCGAAGTGGCTTTTATCGTTTATTTTATTTTTGAGATAATCAGAAAATCAAAGGAATGACCAGGTCACAAATCATTGAGGAACTTTACAATTCAAAGGAGATTAAACAAGCCTTGATGAAAATGCACCCAGCAAATTTACGAGAAGAACTTAAGCAAGAAATGTTTCTAAATCTTTGCTCTATAACCGAAGACAAATTTTGGTCTATTTATAATAACAACGGAACGAGCGGATTAAAATATTGGTTGGTCAGATGTATGCTTAATATGATTTATAGTACTGGAATGAATCAGCCATTCTTTAGGCATTTTAGAGCCAAGTACGAAAGCATTGATGGATTAGAAGAGTTAGTGCATATTGAGGATGAATCTAAGGAATATAAAGAAAAGCTATTTAATCGAGTGGAGGTAGCGAGAAAAGAGTTAAGTTGGTACGAAGATATGCTTCTCGATACTTATGTTGAATTGAATTTTAATCAAACTGAGATTTCAAGAAAGACTGGCATTCCTTATATGTCCATAGTCAAAACGATTTCAAACATTAAAAAGAAAATAAGGGATGAAGCCTGATGAACGAGCAAATAGTTTACTCTTAAATTCTTTATACTTTTGTGGAAACAAGGTATTCGCTAAAGAACTTGGATTGTATATCTGCGAGTTAATACTTCAACAAAAACTTAAAGCAGATGACCAGGCATATTGGAGTTTAGTTAAGGATGAAATTTACCAAACAAACAAATGATAACTATAATCGCAGCCGTTTCCTTTGCAGTCTTTTTTACAATGACAAATTTGTATCAGTCATTTGGACTAAACTTTAAACCGTTTAGTTGTACTCCTTGTTTAAGTACCTGGAGTGCTATCGTTTTAATTGTCGTACCTATGCAGTTTCAAGAATGGATTGCAATCGTGTTTAGTTCGGGTATTTTAGGAGCGGTAATTTTTAGATTGATAAACAAACTATGACCGAGCAAGAGATTGCATTTATAGAAGCTAATATTATAAACTTTGAGGCAGTTGCTTTGGGATTTACCAAAAATATTGACCGAGAAGTACTTGAAGAATATGCGAATTTATATCGCAAATATGTCAACAAGGATTTTAACTTTAATTCGTGGTGTGGCTCTTGCGTATTCGATATGCTTAAAAGATTGTCGGCTCATTACGAAGGAATAAAGTATATTGCAAAACTCAACCAACCAAAACCAAACGATGTCCAAACTAAGAATCTGCGCAGTCGGAAGTAGACATTCAGGAGTCACTTACCATCGCCTTGCGTTACCATTGTCATTGATGAAAAAGGAGTATTGTATTATCACGGATACAATGACCGAAGAGATGCTTATTGAGAAGGCTATAAACGTGGTCGTGGTCAATCGGTTTTGTGAATTAATACCATTGCCCGATTTATTAAAATGGAAGGCTAAGATTGGCTTTAAATTGGTTGTCGATATTGATGACTACTGGGAGTTATTTTCTCAGCATTTATCTGCTCCAACATATCGGTCTTTAGGAGTCACTCAAGTAATTAAGAATTATATTAAAGTGGCGGATGTTGTAACGACAACTCACAACCGATTACGGCTTGAGATAATTAAGATAAATCCTAACTGCTATATTCTGCCGAATGCCTTGCCGTTTGACCGTGACCAATTTACTGCGGTAAGAAATGTAAACGAATTTGTTAACATTGCTCATACGGGTAGCATTACTCATTACCCTGACATGAGGCAATTAAAGAATCCGATTAGAGAATTAGCCAAGTCTAAATCGTTTAAGGAGTCAACACGGATGCTTCTTTGCGGTTGGAATAAAGCAAACGAATTTCATTGGAAGCAAATGGCGGAATGGTTTACTGCTGGCGAAAGATTAAATCACAAGATACTTGAATCAATGCCCGTAGATTTGTACATGAATTTTTATTTGGAGGCTGACATATTACTTGCTCCATTGCTTGACAATAAATTTAACCGTTTAAAATCGAATCTAAAGGCACTTGAGGCTGGCGCTAAACGGATTCCCTTGATGGCAATGAAACGAGCGCCTTATGATGACATTCCAACGGTGTGCTGGGTAGATAATTGGGAACGAGATATTAAGAGAATGGTATTCTCAAAACAAATGAGAACGGATTTTGGAGAATCGAATGCTGAATATGTCCGAGAGCATTACGATTTATTTAAAATTAATGATGAGCGTTTAGCTATTTATAGTAAACTAATAGAATAATGCCAGTTATAAAATGTTCAAACGGAAAATGGCGAATCGGTAACGGCGCTTGTATTTATGAAACGGAAGAAAAAGCGGAAGAAGTATGGACTGCGATACGGATAAATATGGCCGATAGCTATAATGATTATCCTGATTCTGCGGTTAATAATGCTAAGAGAGCGCTTAAATATGTTGAAGAAAATGGTTGGGGAAG